CCTTCTTTGATTGATTTAAAGTAGTGTTCATCAACATATTTGTTTTCTGCACGAATAGCATCAGCAAAAACTAACATGGTATCATGCACGTCTTTGGTCATACCTAATTCATTTTTAAGATCAGGCTTGTACCCAAAAGTATACCAGACAACTGAACCATTCTCATTGTATGATGAAGTAAGTTCAGCAGCATAATTATAAATCTGTGAACCTTGAGGTAACTTCTTGATAAATTCATTATAGAAGCCGCCATAATTACTGTTCTTGTGGAACATAATGCATGGTTCATTTTCTATTGTGACTTCTACACCATCTTCAGTTTTACCTGTGTACGAGACAACGCCACGAATTACACGGTGCTGCATAGCCCGCCACTTCTTAGCTTCGTCGTATTCCATTTCTTTACGAGCATCCCATGAAGGCATACCGCAAGCTATTCCACCAAGTAAATCTCTGGCTTCATCTTTGTATGGATTTTTGACTGCAAGGGATTTGTTAACTAATTTACGCTTACCTTCTACTTCATCCCAATGGAAGTACTGGACATGGGAAGCCAATGGTCGAAAGCTAACTGTTTCAGAGTACACAGGAGTGTCTGTGCCTGTTAAGTAAAAGCTACCTTCTGGTATTGGTTTCTTTGTATTCTTATTACGAGATTTCGCATTAATTTTTAATTCAGGAACTCTGACCAAAGCAGATTTATTGCTTCCTGTTGGTACTTCTGTTCCTAATATTTCAGCCAATTCTGCTAATTCACTGCTATCGATTTGTGTTAGATCGTTCATTTTCGAACCTTTTTGTTAAGTGGTATTATATTATGGCATTACTAGGTGGCATAAGTCAAGTGTATTCGTTTTGTTCTAGCCAGTTTTTTCCACCAGAAATCTCTATTTCCAAAGGTAGGGCAAATGTGTAGTCCCAGCGCTGGGCGGCTTCTTCAGTCACACCAACCATTGCCCATTGTAGAGCCTCTTTTACTTGCTCTAATTCACCAGGATAAACATCACAGACGATGGAATCATGCACTGTCAGGACTAATAGTGATTTTAGTTTAAGCTCTTTAAACTTACGAAAAGCACGTACACAGGACAGGAGCATTAGATCCGCTGCGCTAGACTGCACAGGGTAGTTAACTATCTGTGTATAGAATGTGGTGCGATTACCTTTTGTGCGTTTTACGTTAGGCCAAAAGAACTGACGGCCTGAAGGGGTTTGCACAATACCATTCTTTAGAACCCCGTTAGCTAATCGTTTATGGTAGTCAGCAAGCCCACCATAAATATTAAAAAACTCAGTGTAATATAATTTCACATGGCCTTCGTGTAAATTTCCTGTCGAACCATAAATTGGGGCGAACGAATGTGCCTTTACGGCTGTACGTTGATCTTTTGTAACTTCAGAAACATCACACTGATGAATAATTGTAGCTGTTTGCTTGTGTAAATCTTTACCATTAATTACATCCGATATAATCTGAGTATCTCTACTCAATTCCCCTGCGAGTACAAACTCAACAGAACTGAAGTCAGCCTCAACAACTGTTCCGTTTTCAAATCTACTTACAACAGCCTTGCGAACAGGAAACCCACGCTTTGGAGCATTCTGCATGTTGGGGGCAGTACTAGATAACCTACCTGTGGCAGTAACGCACTGGGTAAACTGTGTGTGCAGTATGCCATCTGATCTAGTCCAAGTTTCAAACCCTTTAACAAAACTATCTAGATAAACATTAACAGCGTTTAGTCTGCTGCTCTTTGTTAAGAACTCTACAGCTATATCATTACCTTTGCTTTCAGCCTGAGAGACTAATCTTTCTATCGTAACTTTATCAGTCTTGAATCCATTTATAGAAGCATCAGAAGGTGTAGCAGGATTAAGCTTTAGACCTGCGGTTATACCATTTGGGTTATAGAAAGCCCCAACACCTACGCAAGTTGGACATTTTGATAGGTTCTTGTAGGGATCACCTTGAACACGATACTTTTTTCCCATCTTGGTGCGAGTGATTTGCTTAAACTTTTGTATACGACCACGACCATCGCAAGCATCACAGCATATAACATCAGTACGTTGAATGATTTTAGTCGTTGCTCTAACAGCTTTTCTAAACTCACTCTTGTTCATTCGTGGTGGATACAATGGTTTACCTGTCGGCCCGACACCTATGTTCCATACCTGTTTATGGTTATTGCGATCAATAACTTCACGGCTATAAACCACCTTAGTCATATCAGCACCTGATGCTAAGTTTATAGGTGTATCACCCATCACCTCTTCGACTATCTGTTCTAAGCGTTTATTAAGATCCTGTTGCTCTTGTTCAAACTGTTTCTTAATATCTCCAAGTACATTTAGGTCGATCTTTATGCCGTTTCTTTCTATCTCAACCAGAAACAATAGCATTTCATTCATCAGTTTCACTGTCTCTGATAGTGATCTATTGCTTTTAGCTGCGTACTCGTCCTGTTGAGATAAATATATCTCTCCGCAAGATATAACGTCAGCTTCTGCATACTCTAATACAGTTGCCAATGGCATAGCCTCGAAGCCTGTTCCACCCTTGAATAGATCATCTACAAGATCAGACTTCTTGCGTGTAACATCTCTACGTTCAGCTATAGCCTTTAGTGACAATGGACGCTTCTGACCTTTGGATAGGATATATTCACCTATCATCGTGCAATACACCTGGTCAGGGATTTTAAAGCCCATTTCTAATAACCAGGTAACATCAAACTTCGCATTGTGGCAGATAAGCAGCGTAGCTTTATTTAGTGCATCTTGCATCTGCGTTGGGCTATCAGGAACATCCTGTTCATTATGATGGAATACAAGATTTGTTACTTCATCTACACCTTCCCATCCAATAAAACCAAAGTGGGCGCTTACACATTTATTATCAGGATGGTACGGGCTGTTATCCGTCTTTCCACCCAAGGTCTGAACGGTTGTTTCTAAATCCAATACTAATATGTTGGTTTCATTTAACATCCGCTGACCCTCGCAGCTTATGTAAAAGGTCTACAGGGTTGGAGTAGGGATACCATTTACCTTTGCCAATTACCTTCCATTTACGATTAGCTAAAGAAGCATGATATTTATGGTCAATAACAACCACGTTACCTAAATAGTATACATTCTCACTATCAGCTTCTAAGAATTCCAATAAAGTTTCGAACTTACGCAATGTCTTTGTTGAAGTCATATTGTAACTAGTGTCGTATGGAATGAATTCTTTTACTTTTTGAATGGCCTTCTTAACATCCTGTATTGTGCAGTTAGAATTAAGCATCACGTTCTCCCATAAAATCTCGTTGCATAAGTTTCGTCGTGCCGGTCAAACAGATACCAACAGGCGTTATCTTTACCTGCGGTTTTGTCGAACCATTTCACACGACCAACGCTTACGATCTTTCTAAGACGAGGCATGAATGGGATAGCTTGTTTGGTGTGTACCCAATCAGCATCAAACAGCAGCCAAGTAGGTCTAAGGTCTGAGAACTGTTCTATCATAGGATGCAGAAGCTTACGCTCCCACGGTGGATTAGTAATAATCAGATCAGCATCATTTAAATGCTCTTCCGTTAGATCACAGGCATCTTGAATATCAATGCCATTGGATTGCGGTTCAATATCGTATGCACTTGAACAGGTCAGACCAATCTCTTGTAGTGATCTAATTAATGCACCATCTCCTGCACATGGTTCGCAAAAGGATTGATGATCTTGTAGGTAAGGCCAGATAGGAAATACAGCCTCACGGGGGGTTCTATAATAATCTCTTGGTTTTCTTTCAAAGTTTGATCGTTTTCCCATTACTTATATCCCCTCAATAATTCAGGGTAGTTAGTAAAAAGTTCTAGTTGTGGGTGTTCTAGTTCTGAAAATTCAATGTCGCAGAAGTTACCACAATCAGGCATAACTATCTTTTGTTTGTGTCCTTTATTTGGATCTAGTTCGTCTAAGAAATCACTTTTTATACAACTTCTACCAATCTTACGTTCTAGTTCAGCCATCCGATTGAAATGATCTGGAAAATCTATGCGTATTTTATTCCAATAGCCCGTACCGCCTTTTACACAACCAATACAATTATTATTCTTATATCCTAAATTGTACATTTCAGGACGTGGTATGCCCGCCTCTTCTAATAAATATAGAGTTTCAGGTTTTGTTATTTTCTTTTCAATCAATGGAAATAAAGGTTTCGCAGTGGGATACTGTTCTTTAAAGCGTATTGCTCTGTTTATCTCTTTCTTAGAGTATTCAAATCCAAAGACCTGGCCATCATAAGAACGCTCTTTCTCTATCTGCATTCTTACTTTTTTCTTTAATTCAAGTGTACACCTTGCACCAGATGGACCATTAACATATTTTGTTTTTTCAATAACATCATACTGATCTAAATACTTTTCTGATCTTCTTACTTCAATATCTTTACCATACCATTCTTCACATTGTTTTTTGAACCTATCATTGTCTGGGTGACTGCTATCTATAGCAAAATATATAGGAGATACTCTGTCACCAAATTCATCAATTGCTAATTTACAGGCTACGGCAGAGGTTACACCTGCTGACCACCATGCTATTATTTTTCCAGTGTTACTCATACCACGTACCTGCTGACTTCAGGCTCGATGTTGCAAATGACGCAACCATGATATCCACTAAGCTTGTTCTTGCTGATGTTTATAAACCGTGTGTGATCAGGATTATCATCCTCTGCTGCATTATGCTTACCAACACCAATGATCAGATCAGCTTCCGCTGCTTTACCTGTCTTACTACCTTCGAGCATTGAGAAATCTATACGAGTACGCCCATCAGCATCAGCACTTGCTTGGCTAATGCCTAGTAGCGCACAGTCATGGCGTTTGGCTAACTCACGTAAGCTGCGGTACAACTCTCTAATGCGTTCATGGGAAGCATTGTAATTGCCAGAGATATTAATCTTATCTGCCTGGTCAATAATGATTACATCAGGTTTTATCTTCTCGCAGTAACCATTGATGGTATCCAGATCCCATTCCTGAACATCCTTCATGATGATCCTGTCTTGGATCGATAAGTATTTGCTCACAGCTAGATCAGGATTGTCAGCGATTTGTTCACGGGTCATGCCAGAACATGCTTGAATAGCTCTTAGCTTAGTACGTGTGGTTTTCTCTTCATTACCAAGATACAGAACCTTTGCACCCTGTTGAGCAAAGCCACCAGGCGCAGCACAAAAGCTAATAGCTAATGCAGACTTACCTGTCTCTGGACGGGCAAAGATAATACCAAATTCAGCAGGACCGATACCATATACATTACGGCTCAGTGTTTCTATGTTGAACTGCCATCTGTTATCATTAGAAGTTTCGGCTAATAGCTCGTAGATATCATCAGTAGTTGGCTCACCGAAATCATCAGGCATGTATGAATCTTTGGTACGCTCTAGCAGGGATATAAGATTACCCATCGCCGTTGTATCGCCCTCGGACATATTGATACCAAGGTTGGCTATGTCTCTGCCGATCTCTCTGCGCCATAAGCTTTCGATTACATCGGTAGCTATGGTATCTGTAATTTTATCTGCGTACTTCAACTGATCAACGAGATCTCTGAAGTCATTTATCTCTGCTGTTGTAGCAACAGGGTTATCTGTTAACCAAAGTGAATATAGATCATCAGGCTTAATATCCGTTTCATATTTAGTATGCGCTTTACCTAATAAATTATAAATCTGTGCTAATTCATCTGAGAATATTGATTGGCGCAATCTCGGTTTTGTGTTTAAGTAAGTGTTATTATTCAGTAACGTCTTTATTAATTGTATTTCCACTGCTCTGCCCTTCCGTGTGACACTCTTTATGCCACTTAGTAATAAACAGATTTAGAAATAAAAAAAGCCCCAATCTTTCGACTGAGGCATTTTTCTTTAATTAATGTTTTAGAACAGTAAGTTAGCTATTTCTAAACTTCATGTTCTTTATATCTGGTGATTGATCACCTCGACGCTCCTTCATATCTACTTGGTGAAAGACAACTCTTTTGTTATTCTTCACGATAGATGCAATAGCATCTTCTAGTTTCTTTTGTTCTTCAGCAGCTTCTAAAAAACCACCGTCTATATCGTAGTCTATGACTACTATGCCACGACATTTCATGCCGATCTCCTATAAAAATATAATATGTAAAATGATTACATGCACTTACGTGTATGCATGTAGTTTGATTTAAAATGTATTACAATAGTATACTTGGTGGGCCAGTAAAAGGATTACACCAATTAGCAACACGCCTTCCATGACTGCCATGACTGGCAAACCCAAGCTTCTCTATTTTCTTCCAAAATAATTGTTTTGGGGCTAACTCTTTAGGTAGAGCTTGTAATTGTTTCATTTGTAATTCCTTCCTACCAAACCTATAGTCGTTGGCGTTCTACATAACTAAATCTTCGATTGCTTGTGCAGTAAGATATTTTAAATCAAGTCTCGTAAGTCTTACATTACATTGCATATTTAGCTTTCTTGCTAGGGATATTGCTTTAAGTGATGCGTCATTGTCAAGAACTAAAGTTACTTTTTGGTACTTACTAAGTGTTTTAGTTATACTTTTAGTAATGTTCGTACCTAATAGCGCAACTCCTACATACCCAGATACACTACTAACACTACAAGCAGAGGCAACGTCCTCTACAAGCACTGCATGTTTACCAGTACCAACATGTATACCCTCTGTTAGGTCGCCATAGCTCCACCACTTTGCTCTAACAGGCCGTAAGGATCTACCTACCGCACCTGTACTATCAGAGTTATAGAACAGCACACGGTCTTCTTTAGGGGCATACCTGATCTTTATATCGCCACGTAGATAGGCATCGTAGCTGTTAACATGCTTCAGATAACTAACAGCAGGATCGTGATTCGTTACTCGTGTAGTTAATGGCGGTATTTCTTTATATTTAGCTTTAAAGCGCTGGGTGGCATTGCCTTCAAGATATGATTTAGCTGCGTTGATATCTCTTTTACCAGTGTAAGCACCCTTTACATTGCAGGATGCTCGGTAGCAGTTCCAGATTAACTTTCCATCAAACTTATCTAATGTGAATTTATTCTTACCACCGCAAAAAGGGCAATCGGCTGTATGCC